GACTCTGGAGCAGCACAAAATGATGTTCTTAGAGCACTAGATATACCTGCTGAAACTTTAATCATGGAAGCTGGAATTGAAGTAATTACTGCATGTTCTAGCTCAGTAACTCTTGATTTGGGTATCACAGGTGGAGATGTTGACAGATATGTTGATGGAGATACTAACGCTACAGGATTCTCTGCACCAACAGCTACAGCTAGAACTATAGTTGCAAGTGCGGATACTCTTGATGTACTAGTACTAAGTGCAGATTCAACGGCAGGAAAAATCCGTGTATTTGCAGTACTATGTGATGTATCAGGTATTGACGAAACTGACAGAAATACAGACACTCAGCACGACACTGCTGTGTAATCTGTTTAATTTTAGAGGGGGCTATATGCCCCCTTTAATTTATACCCCTTATAATATTTAGGAGATTTATGGCTATTCACGATTTAACAAAAAAAACTAGAGCTAGTACAGGACAAAGAGTTATTCCATTAGGGCCAGTTGATAATACTATGAGGGTTATTAAATTAGAAAAAAGAATTAGTGACCAAGAAGAAAAACTAGACAAAATTTTAAATTTATTAGAAAATGGCAACAACTTACCTAACACTCACAAACAGAGTACTTAGAGAATTAAACGAAACAGAGTTAACCTCTAGTACGTTTAGTTCTAGTAGAGGTATACAAACTGCTGTTAAAGATTTTATTAATAAAGGTATTCATGACATATACAATGAGGCATCAGAAGTGCCTTTATTGTATGCTAGAACTACACAAAATTTAACGACTGGAGATAAAGAATATGATTTTCCAGCAGATTTTAGAAAAATAGATAGAGATTCATTTACTATTGGCCCAAGAGAATTAGTGACTAATGGTGAGTTTACATCTAATATAAATAGTTGGACTACTGGTGATGGGTCACCATCATATAGTTCAAGTGGTAATGGTAGATTAAATTTAAATAGTGCAGCAGCATATCAATCTGTTGAAACTATAGTAAACAAAGAATATAAATTACAAGTTAGAGTATTAAGTCCTAATAGTTCTAGCACTGCATTAATTGTTAGAGTTGGAACATCAGCAGGTGGCACACAAAATTTAGATACTACAATAGCTGTATCAGATTTTGGACAAGGTGCTATATTAAATACTACATTTACTGCAACAGCAAAATCATCTTTTATATATTTAGAAGCATCTAGTGTTCAATTAGATGTAGATTATGTTAGATGTTCTAGAAGTGATACAACTAGACAAAAAGTATTATATATATCATATGATGATTATTTACAAAATTATAAACAAATAGATGACAGAAATGATAGTGATGTATTTGGTACACCAGCTAAAGTTTATATATTACCAAACTTTACAGCATTTGGTGTAACACCAATACCTAGTAGTGATGAAATGACATTATCATATAACTACTATACAACACATACTGATTTATCTGCACATGGTGATAACATGGCATTACCAGATAGATTTAGTTCATTAATTATAGATAGAGCAAAATATTATGTGTACATGTTAAGATCAGATCCACAACATGCACAATTAGCAGATAGAGATTATCAAAGAAAATTAAGATTATTTAAAACTGATTATTCTACAAAAGCAGATTATATGAGATCTGATGTTAGAATATATAACGTAATGTCAGATAGGTAATAAATGCCAACTACAGATTTAATTTCACCATTTGTAGTAAGTTGTGCTGGGGGTTTAACACTAAATAAAGATGTGTTTTCTATGGCTCCTGGTGAAGCTCTAATATTGCAAAATTTTGAACCAGATATTAGAGGTGGATATAGACGGGTAAATGGCACTGCATTATATAACAGTAATATAATTCCAGAAGGTTCTAGTAATACTAATACTATTGTAGATTGCACTATAATATTTAATGATCAAATTATAGTTGCAAGAGGTGGTGATATATCTAGAGGAACTACATCAGGTAGTTTTACAAGTTTAACAACTGGTCTTGGTACATCAACTAGAGCATACGACTTTGAAAAATTTAATTTTGATGGTACAGATAAAGTTATTATTGCAACGGGACATTCACCTGCACAAATAATTAATACAAGTTTTGCAGTAGACGTAGTTAATGCAACAGGTGGTGGTACTGCTCCAAGTAATCCTAAATTTGTAAAAGCATTTCAAAATCATATGTTTTATGCTGGTGCAACTAATTCACAAGAAGTTATATTTAGCGTACCATTTGAAGAAGATAATTTTACAACAGCTAGTGGTGCAGGATCATTTAAAGTTGACTCAGCTGTTGTTGGATTAAAAGTATTTAGAAATGAACTAATTATATTTTGTGCAGATAGAATTTATAAATTGACAGGTACAACATCAAGTAATTTTGCTGTACAAGAAGTTACTAGAAATATAGGTTGTAGAGATGGTGGTAGTATTCAGGAGATTGGTGGAGATGTTATATTCTTAGCACCAGATGGATTAAGAACTATCGCAGGTACGGCAAGAATTGGTGACGTTGAACTAGGTTCTATTTCTAGACAAATACAGTCTAGAATTGATGATGTAGGATTAAATAGAATATCATCTTTAGTTATTAGAGATAAATCACAATATAGATTATTTTATCCTACAACTGCAGGACCACAAGGTTCATCAAAAGGAATTATAGGTGTATTAAAAACTAATCCTAATACAGGATCTATAGGTTTTGAATACTCAGATATGATAGGTATTAAACCATCATGTACAGACTCAGATTTTATTAGTGGTGTAGAAACACAAGTATTTGGTGGGTTTGATGGTTTTTTATATAAAATGGAAACTGGTAATACATTTGCTAATGGATCTACTAACTCTACAATATTAGCAGTATTTAGATCACCAGATATGGTAATGGGAGATCCAGGTGTTAGAAAATATATGCAAAGAGTTAACCTTAACTATGAAGGGGAAGGTACAGCTATTACAGCAGATCTTGCAGTTAGATATGACTACGATGATCAAAATACACCACAACCAGATAAAATATCAATAACATCAGGTGGAGGTGCAGCAGTATATGGAGTTGCTTTATATAATAATGCAACATATGATGCATCAGGTATACCACTAATTAGACAATCAGTAGAAGGGTCTGGATTTGCAGTTGCACTAAAAATAGATGATCAAAGTAGTTCAGACGCATTTTCAATTAAAGGCTTTCAGCTAGAATTTACTCCAGGAGGAAGAAGATAATGGCAGGCTATTCAGCACGACAATCAACATACACATCAGGTGATACTATAACTGCAGCTCATTCTAATGATGAGTTTAACCAGTTATTATCAGCATTTAATGCATCTACAGGACACACGCATGATGGTACTGCGGGTGATGGTGGACCTGTAACTACTCTTAGAGACTCTGATGCTTTAAACAAAATACTTGTAGATACAACTAATAACCATTTAGAATTTTATGTAGAAGTATCTTCTGCAGCAGTACAGCAGTTAAGAATACAAGATGGTGCTATTGTACCTATTACAGATAATGATATAGATTTAGGTACATCAAGTTTAGAATTTAAAGATTTATTTATAGATGGTACAGCTAATATTGATACATTAAGTTTAGATGGTACAGCTATCACAGCAACTGGTGCAGAATTAAATATATTAGACGGTGTAACTTCTACAGCTGCTGAGTTAAATATATTAGATGGTGTTACATCTACAGCTGCAGAATTAAATATATTAGATGGTGTTACTTCAACAGCAACAGAATTAAATGTAATTGATGGTAATACATCAGCTACGTCTACAACAGTTGCAGACGCAGATAGAGTCGTACTAAATGATGATGGTACAATGAAACAAGTTGCAGTTACAGATTTAGCTGCATACTTTGATGATGAAATTACAGCAATGCCAAACCTTACATCGGTTGGTACACTTACAACTTTAACAGTTGATAATATAATTATAAATGGAACTAATATAGGTCATACATCTGATACAGATGCTATAGCTATTGCTTCTGATGGTAATGTAACAGTATCACAAAACTTAACTGTAACTGGAGATCTTACAGTATCTGGTGATGATATTACTATGGGTACAAATACATCAGGTAATTTATTAGTTGCAGATGGTACAAATTTTAATTCAATAGCAGTAAGTTCATTATCAGAAATATCTACAGTTGCTAATGATGATGTATTTTTAGCAATTGATACTTCAGGTGGTGGTCTTAAAAAAATTGCAAGGTCAGCTGTTGTATCTGGACTTGCTTCATCGGCAGCTATATCAAATGTTGTAGAAGATACAACTCCACAATTAGGTGGTGATTTAGATGTTAATAGTAATGGTTTAGTATCAACATCAAATGGTAATATTGCTTTAACACCAAATGGAACTGGTGTTGTTAGAATTGATGGATCTAATGGTATTGATATAGAATCAGGTGCTATATCAATAAAGAACTCTGGTTCTGAATCTTATGTAAGATTTTATTGTGAATCTAGTAATGCACACTACACACAACTACAAGCAGCACCTCACTCAGCTTATTCTGGTAGTCCAACTGTAGTTTTACCTGCAAGTGCAGATACTTTAGTTGGTAGAGCTACTACAGATACCTTAACAAATAAAACTTTAACTACACCAGTTATTGCAGAAATAGATTCAGGATCTAGTATTACTCTTGATGCAACTACAGATATAGTTTTAGATGCAGGTGGAGCAGATATTACACTTAAAGATGACGGTACAACTTTTGGTAGTTTAACAAATTCTAGTGGAGAACTTGTAATTAAATCAGGATCTACACCTACAACTGCCATGACATTTAGTGGTGCTAATGTAACTTTTGCAGGAACAGTAACTATTGGATCTGCAGGTATATCAGAAGCAGAATTAGAAATACTAGATGGTGCAACTGTAACAACAGATGAGCTAAATATTTTAGATGGTGTAACAGCTACAACATCAGAAATTAATTTAATAGATGGTGGTGCTACCGTTGGAACTGATGCAATCGCAGATGGTGATGGTATAATCCATAATGATAATGGCACAATGAAAGTTACTAGTGCCGCAACATTTAAAACATATTTTACAAGTGGTGTATCTTCAGCGGCAGATGATTTAACAGCTGGTGATGCAGCAGTTAATCTTACAACTTCATCAGGAAATATTACAATTGATGCAGCAGCAAATGATACAGATATTATATTTAAAGGAACTGATGATAGTTCTGACATTACTATGCTTACTCTTGATGGTAGTGATGCTGGTTCTGCTACATTTAATGATAAAGTTATTGTTGGAGATGGTAAGTTAGTTCTTAACTCTACAGCAGTTACATCAACTGCAGCAGAACTTAATTTACTAGATGGTGTATCAGGATTAGTACAAGCAGACTTAACAAAATTAGCTGCTATAGATGCTACAGCAGCAGAGCTAAACATAGTTGATGGTGGCACAAGTGCAACTTCTACAACTTTAGTTGATGCAGATAGATTCGTAGTTAATGATAATGGTACTATGGTTCAGGTTGCAGCATCAGATGTTAAAACATATATTGGTGGTGGTACATCTTGGCAAGCAGTTAAAACAAGTAATTATACAGCATCAGCAGGTCAAGGTGTTTTTGCAAATACAACTAGTGGATCGTTTACAGTTACACTTCCAGCTTCACCAACTTTAGGAGATGAAGTATCTATTGTAGACTATGCTGGAACATTTGATTCTAACGCATTAACAGTAGGAAGAAACTCATCAAAAATTTTTGGAGCAGATGAAGATTTAACAGTGTCAACAGAAAGAGCAGCATTTACTTTAGTATTTACTGACTCTACTCAAGGTTGGCTATTCAAGAATGATTAATAGGAGTCTAAGTGGCAACTTATAGACAATTAAAAGGTTATAGTGTTAAGACCGTAACAAGTGACCCATCTAATACTCAATTTGGTCAAATTTGGTATAATAGCACAGCTAAACAAATAAAGTTTACAGGTAATGTTGGAGGTGCTTTTTCATCTGGTGGTAATTTAAATACTGCAAGATGGAATACTAAAGCAACTGTTGGGACACAAACAGCTGGAATAACTTTTGGTGGTTCAACTGCCCCAGGTGCTAGTATGGCTGAAACAGAGGAATATGATGGTACTTCATGGAGTGAAGTAAATGATATGCCCACTGTAACCACAGGTAATGGTGGCGGTGGAATACAGACAGCAGCTTTTTCTTCTGGTGGGAATACTCCAGGTGATAACAGAGAAGATCACACTTTTAACTATGATGGGACTAGTTGGACCTCAAGTGGAGACCTACCTTTTATTTCAGCTCAAGCAGGAGCATGTGGAACACAAACAGCAGGAATACATTGTGCTGGTACACAAAATCCAGGAAATAACAAAACAAATAAAACAGCTCACTACGATGGTTCATCATGGACTGATGGTGGAAATTTTCCAATAAATATTGCTTATCACACAATGGGTGGAACACAAACAGCAGCTTTGCTTGGAATGTATATTAAATTTGATGGTTCAAGTCCAGACCAATCAAATGAATTTTTTGAATACAATGGTTCATCATGGTCTGCAGCAGGTAATCAAAATAATACTAGATATGCTGGTGGAACTTTTGGAACTCAAACAGCTGCAATAACAGCAGGAGGAGGTTCAGCACCAGCAGGACATCAAAACAAAGTTGAATCTTATGATGGAACTTCTTTTACAAATGAAAATACTTTGGTTACTGGCTCTAATTATATACATGGTGGTGGAACATCTTCAGCAGGAATAATTCAAGGTGGTAGTGGACCAGCAGGATCAGGACCAAATCAAGCATTAAGTAGATCAGAAGAATGGAATGATCCATCTGCTGGAACAAGAACAATGGATGTATCATGACGGATTATAGAACTATACGAGGTAAGAAAGTTAAATTTTTTGAAACTGATCTTAATAATGAACAAGCTGAAGGTCAATTATTTTTTAGTGATACTAGTAAAGAAATGAAAATAGCTGTGGCTAGTGCTGCTTGGCATAGCGGTGCAAACTTACTTACAGCTAGATCAAATGGTGGTGGTGCTGGAACTTTAACTGCAGGATTAAACATAGCTGGAAATATTGGACCTAGTGATACACAAACAACTGTAACAGAAGAATATAATGGAACAGGTTTTAGCACTGGTGGAACATTACCAGTTGCGAGAAGATCTATGGCATCGTCAGGAACACAAACTGCAGCTATAGCATCAGGTGGTTTTGGGCCACCCAGTCAAGATAAAGCAGAATCGTTTACTTATGATGGTTCATCTTTTACAGAAATACCTAGTCTAAATACTGCAAGGCAGGGTTTAGATAACAATGGAGCAGGAACTACAACTGCTGCTTTAGTTTGTGGAGGTTTACCTGGTAAAAATGAAACAGAAGAATATAATGGATCTTCTTGGGCAGAACAAAATAATTTAAATACTGGAAGAGCAAGAGGTTGTAATATAGGATCACAGACAGCTGCTTTATTTTGTGGTGGTCAAGAACCATCAATATCTGCTAATTCTGAAGAATATAATGGAACAAGTTGGACTGAAGGAAATAATTTAAATACTGGTAGAAAAGAATTAGGTGGGGCTGGCAGTCAGACATCAGCAACAGTCGCTGGAGGAAGCACTGGATCAATTTCAAATGTTGTAGAACAATATGATGGAACTTCATGGACAACAATTCCAGCTACCATGGGAACGACTAGAACAGCGATAGCTCCTACAAATGCAGGAACTTCATCAAGTTACATGGTTTCTGGTGGTAACTCAGGTTCAATTGTGGGGAATACAGAAGAATTTACCACATCAGTATTAGCTACAACTGCTGCGGCATGGGCTAGTGGTGGTGGTTTAAACACAGGAAGAAATGCTATGGGAGGCACTGGAACTCAGACAGCTGCCATAGGTTTCGGTGGTAGTCCAGGAAGTGGTTATTCTGGTAAAACAGAAACATATGATGGCACTAGTTTTACTGAAGTTAACGACATGAGTACAGTCAGAGGTTATGTAGGAAGTGCTGGTACACAAACAGCAGCGTTAGCAATTGGTGGTTTAGGACCATCTAGATATGCAAATGTAGAAAGTTTTAATGGAACTAGTTGGTCTGAAATTGCTGATTTGAATACAGTTAGAAGTGGTACAGGAGGAGCAGGAACTACAACTGCAGCTGTAGCATTCGGTGGTAATCCAGGAAGTTCACCTTACTATTCAGTTGATACAGAAGAGTATAACGGATCTTCTTGGTCTGAACAAAATAATTTAAGCACTGGTAGAATTGGAGCATCTGGATCAGGAACACAAACTGTTGCTTTAGCAGCTGGTGGAGAAATTTCTACAGGAGCATCAGATGCTACAGAAGAATATAATGGAACTTCTTGGAGTGGAGGAGGATCTTTACTCACAGCAAGATATTTTATGCAAACAGGAAATCAAGCTCCTTACAATGCAACCTTAGTTGCAGGAGGATCTACTCCTCCCGCAGGAAGTCAAACGGAAGGGTACGATGGAACTTCTTGGTCAACAAGACCTGCTCTTGCAGGTGTTAGAAGACAGGGTGGTGGAGCAGGAACTGCAAGTGCTGCAATAGCTTTTGGTGGTAATACAGCTCCCCCTAATATTTTATCAACATCAGAAGAATTTACAGCTGAAACAACAAGTTTAAATTTAAAAACAATAACAGATAGTTAAGGAGAAACATGGCACTATTTATATATGGCACAGCACAAAACACGGGTAAAGGATTTTTTACTCATCAAGATCGATTAGACTTTTCTTTAAGAGGATATACAGGTCACGATGGGTCTAATTACGTTGATGTTTGGTGTATTGGAAATAATGAAAGAGGAGCATACTGGTTAGCTGAAAAAAACGGAGTGGAGAAAACAAAAGCCGAAGCACAAGAACTAGTAACTGCTGCAGTTACTTTAGCACAAAATGCTTGGGATAATGAATCTGATGAACACAAAGCACAGTTTGAGAGACCAATAGCTATAACAATCCCATAAGGAATTTTAAATGTCCACTTACCAAGAATTAAAAGGATTAAAGGTAAAATATTTATCCTCTGATACATCTGGAGACAGAACAAAAGAAGGTGAATTATTTTATAATAGCACTAGTGGTAATCTTAAATCATTTGTAGCTACTTCTGCTTGGCATAGTGGTGGTAATAATATTACACTTCATTATGCAGGAGCAGGTGGTGGAACACAAACTGCAGGAGTTATTTTTGGAGGAAATGACGGATCAAGTCCTTTAAATAATACCACCGAATATAATGGCACAGGATTTAGTGTAGGCGGAGATTTAAATAATGCTAGATATACTTTAGCTGGTGGTGGTGCACAAACAGCAGCACTAGCTTTTGGCGGAGAACCACCAAATTCTGGTCTTAACTATAGTGAAGAATATAATGGTTCATCTTGGACAGAAGGAAATAATTTAAATAATGCAAGAAGAGCTATTAGTGGAGATGGTCCTCAAACATCTGCTATTGCAGTTGGAGGTTATGATACAGCAGTTAGAGGTTACACAGAAGAATATGATGGAACTAGTTGGACAGAGGTTGCAGATTTAAATACCGTAAAAAGAAATTCAACAACTACAGGAGACTCAACAGCGTCTTTAAATTTTGCAGGATATAATGGTAGCTCAACTAAATTAGGAAATACAGAAGAATGGAATGGCTCAAGTTGGACAGAGGTTGCAGATTTAAATACAACAAGATATGGAGCTAGTGGTAATGGAGTTGGAAGTTCTTTAGCACATTGTTTTGGAGGAAATGTACCAGGGTCAACAGCAAATACAGAATTATGGAATGGTTCTTCTTGGACAGAAACTGCAAATTTATCAACAGCTAGGGGTTACATGTCAGGTTTTGGTTCTCCAACTGCTGGTGCAGCATCTACAGGATATTCTACTGCATATCATAGTAATACAGAAGAATTTACATCATCATTATCAGCTACAACTGCAGCAACTTGGGCTAGTGGTGGTAATATGAATACTGCTCGACAAGAAAATTGTGGTATGTCTGGAACAATACCTGCTGCACTTTGTTTTGGTGGATATAATCCAGCATCTACCCCTAAAGCTACTGCAAACTCAGAGGAATATAATGGTACAAGTTGGACCGAAGGAAATAATTTAGGAACTGCACGATGGGATATTTCAGGTGCAGGATCACAAACAGCTGCATTAGTTGCAGGCGGAGGAACTCCTGGTTCAACTGCAAATTGTGAAGAGTATGATGGTTCATCGTGGGCAGAACAAAATAATTTAAATACTCCAGGTAGAGCAAGAACTAGTGGAACACAAACAGCAGGAATGGTTTCTGGTCGTAAAGATGTTCCTGGTATTACTACTAATTGTGAAACTTATGATGGTACATCTTGGACAGAGATAGCTAACTTAAACACAGCCAGAGGTGCACCTCAACAAGTTGGAGATGATTCTAATGCTTTAAATGCTTCAGGAACACAGGATGGAGTTGGTGGAGTTGTTAATGTATCTAATGTAGAAGAGTGGAATGGTACAGCTTGGACAGAAGTAGCAGATGTATTAGATGACAGTAGATCAGGACAAGGTGCTGGTGATTATAATGACATGATGTTATTAAATGGATCTGGTGCTACAGCTGGTAACACTCAAATGTGGAATGGCACTTCTTGGTTCACAGGTACATCAACACCTGTTAATGCAGGGTCTGGGGGATCTAATGGTCCTTCTTCAGCAGTTATTCATGCAGGTGGTAATGGAGATAATGATGGTACATTAGAATTTGAAGCAGAGTCAACAGCTTTAAGAGCAGTTAAAACAATTGACTTTGATTAATGGCTAAAAAATTTAAGGCATATGTTGAAAGACCAAAACCTAAAAAACGACCACGAATACATAAAAAATCAAAAAACAAAGATGAAAAAAGAATGTTTAAAAAATATAATAGACAAGGGAGATAAGAATGGCTAACGGACCTACAGACGCACCTAATACTACAGTGTTGCCAGAAGGTGCATTACAACCAACAACAGTCGAACAAGCTGGTGGTCGTAAAGTTATATCTGTAATTGATACTTTATTAAATACACCTAACTTACCAACTGGCACTATGATAACGCCTCAGTTACAACAAGTGCAAACTGGTGAGGCTATGGCAACTCCTGGGGTACAAGGTACAGTAGCAGCAGCTACACCTACACCTGGAACTGTACCAACAGTTACAGCAGCTACAGTCCCTGGTGCTACAATGGCTGCACAGCAAACTGCGGCAACACCAGGATCTATAACAGCTGCAACAGTAGCAGGGCAAACTCCTACTATGACGGCTGCACAAATGACAGGACTAACTGCACCTGCAGTAGCGGCAACAGGAACTATTGATCCACAAGCTACAATCAAAGGGCAGCTAGAAAATATTAATCAAGATATACAAACATCTTTACAAACTGGTTCTGCATTACCAGCATATCTAAGAGGTGTTGCAAAAGCTACACAAACAGCTATGGCAGAAAGAGGACTAAGTTCTAGTTCTATGATGGCTGAAGCATTAGCAGATGGTTTATTAACTGCTTCTATACCTATAGCACAAGCAGATGCTCAGACCTATAAAGATATGATATTTCAAAATCTTAATAATAGGCAACAGGCAAACATAACAAATGCTAATAGTTATTTTCAAATGGACATGGCTAATCTGTCCAATAGACAACAAACAAGTTTACAAAATTTAAATGTTAGACAAGCATTTTTATTATCAGATCAAGCTGCTAATAATGCAGCAAGACAATTTAATGCTACTAGTCAAAATCAAGTAGATCAATTTTATTCTAATTTATCACAACAAATAAATTTACAGAATGCTGCAAGAGCAGATGCTATGAATCAATTTGGTGTGGTAGAGGGTAATAAAATATCTGGTTTAAATGCTGGTAGCCAAATAGCTGTAGAGAAAGCAAACGCTGATAGAGCACAAGTATTGAATCAGTTTAATGCACAAGTAGAAAATCAAAGACAACAATTTAATCAACAGAATCAAAGAGTAATAGATCAATCTAATGTTGAATGGAGAAGAACTTTAAATACAGCTAACACAACAATTACAAACGCAACAAACCAATTAAACGCACAAAACCTTTTAAACCTATCTAACTTTGCAATGTCAGCACTATGGCAACAGTGGAGAGATGAAGCTGCATGGGTTAATACTTCATCAGAAAATACACAAAATAGAGCACACAATTTAGCTATAGCTGCATTAGAAAGAAGTACAGAGTTAGATTTATTAGATGAAGCTAAAACACAAAATTTATTAGGATCACTAGGTAGATTTGGTTTAAGACTTATTGGTGAATTAGGAGGAGATGATTAATGAAATTTGACATAGGTAGTATATTAGATGGTGTAAAAGTTGTAACTAAAGCAATGGATGCAGCTAAATTTTTTGGTGGTGGTGATAAAGAAAGTGGTGCAACTGCATTAGTGCCAGAAAGAGTAAGATTTCCAGGTAGAGTTGGTACTTCTATAGGAAGATCATCTGCAGGAACACCTAGATTTAGTGATGTACCAGAGGCAACTTTTTATAAGTATGCACAGTTACAAAACACAGTAAGATATTTATATAATAAAAAAGCAGGATTTAAATCAATAGCAAAGGGATAACATAAAATGGATTTAGCTAAACTAGTAGAACAATTTAAACAAGAACAAGCAGAAGAAACATCAAACTATACGGAACCAGAATTTAATAGATTTGATGCACCAATCCCTGGACAATCTTTAACAGATGAACCAGGTAATTATCCTTGGGAACATCCACCACAATTTGCATCAGTAGAAGAAGCAACAGATTTTGTATATGAAAGATTAATGGATGAAGGCAATATGGCTAGAATGTTTACTCTACTTAGAATGGGTATACCTATTGAAGCACTAGTTAAAATAATAACATTTACAGGATTTATTGAAGGTAAGTATACTGTAGATGTTGCTAAATTATTAGAACCTATAGTTGCTATGATGATAGCTGGAGAAGCTAAACTTGCAGAGATACCTGCTAGAATTAATTTAGGTGATTCAGGTGATAGTAAGTTCTTTCAAGATATAGCGGAAAGTAAATACGATATGAAAATAGATAAAAATTTAAAAGAACCAGATATGCCTATGCCTGATAAAAAAGATATAGATATACAAGGTTTAATGGCTAGAGGAGAATAGTATGGGAATATTTACAGACATTGCAACAAGTAGTGGTGGAGCACTTTTACAAGGTGTATTAGATGAAGCAGATAACATAGCTAGACAAGATGCTCAAACTAATGCAGTAGTAGCACAAAATGCTTTAGATAAAGAAAATGAAGCGTTTAAAAAAACAGAATTAGCTTTTAAACATAAAGATGAATTAATTAAAACTATTGTAGCAAATGCAGAAGAATTTGGTATAGTAGCAGGTGAATTAACCGTAGATCAAATAGCAGATAGATTAGTTAGTAAAGTATTTAATAATCAAAGAAGTATATTTGAGTTACCAAACTTTGCTAGTGTATCGACTGCATTCGCTAGAAATTTAGCTAAACTTCCAGGCGAAGAAATTATATTAGATAATCCATACATTGCTTCACAAGATTTATTTAATCAAGAAGCAGAAAAACATTCTGCAAGAATATCAGCTATAACTAAAATGCCAAAAGCTGATAAACTATTACACAATATAAAAAAAGCAGAAGAAAAAGTAGAAAGCCCAGAAGTAATGTTTAATAAGGCTATGACCATTGCACCAATATCTGCAAAAGCATATGGTATACTTGGATTCTACCCCGATTCAAAAGAAGGTAGAGATGCATTAGCCTTTCAAAAAACTAGTTTAATAGTTGCAAATGCTAGATTCTATCATCCAGATGATCCTATGGCTAGAGCACAGTTTATGGAAAGAAAATTATTTGAAAATCAAATAGACCCATTTGCAGCATTGCAATTTAAAAACCCTATGAACTTTAGACAAATAACAAGTGTATTAGATCAGATGAGTGCAAATACATCTACTCAAATGCTTATGCTTACAAACAAAATGAATAATCCTGAACTTACTGAAGAAGGTAGATTAGAGATAAAAGGTCAAATAGATCAACTTGTACTTGAACAAATGAAACAAGTAAACAACGCATCTAGCATAGCTATTATGACAATGGCTCGTCAAAATGTGCCTGTAGATCAATCTATGATAAGCACAAAAGCACCTATAGTAGAAGATAAAAAAATTATACCAAAAAAAGAAGAAAAGAAAAAAGGTGTACTAGAAAAAGTTGGTGAAATTATACCTGGCGGTGATTTTGATAAAAAATTTGCAATACAAGAAAGCGAGAAAGCAAAAGCAAAACAAGAAAAAAATAAAAATAAACCAACTGTACAAGAAGAACAAGAAGATATGTTACCAGATGATGGTACTATTAGGTCTGATAGTATAAGTGCATTACAGGCTGGTTTAGTAGGTAATGATAAATTTATTAAAAGAATAATGCAAGATGAAGGTGAACCTTTTTTAGAAGCAACTAAAGTTTTTGATGATGAAAAAAACTTTACTATAGGTTATGGTAGAAATAATGCAAGTATAAAAAAAGGAGATAAAATAACGGTAGAACAAGCACAAAAAAATTTAGCTGAAGACGTTAAAATTAGACTTGAAGAAATACAAGATTTAATTCCTAATTTTAGTAATCTTTCAGATCAGTTACAGCTAGCGTTATTTTCTGAGTATTACAGAGGTTCAGTAAGGCAATCACCTAAAACAGTTAAATTAATTAATGAAGGTAGATTTTCAGAAGCAGCAGCAGAATTTTTAGACAACGATGAATATAGAAATGCAGTAGATAGAGGTAGAAGAGGTATTAGAAAAAGAATGAAAAGAGTATTTAATCTACTGAGACGTGAAGGCACAGAAGACAGTCCTGCGGTTTAAATATGGATATACAAACTTTAAATCAAGAGGAGTTTGAAAAACTCCATCCTTCGATGAAGGATTACCTGTTCTCAGGTATGGATACTAATAGATATGCTAGTAAATTAGTAACTGAAAAAAACTTCTTTAATATGAATTTATTTAAAGAAGATCCAGAAGAACTAGATCCAGATTTAATAAAAAGAACAGAAGCAGCTAGAGCAGACCCTAATTACTTTCTTGAAGGAGTTAAGACAGGACTATCACATGGTGCAGAATTATTTGCTAGTATACCTGGTGGTCTAGATAGATTCTATGATTGGGGTAGAAAAACTTTAGGATATGAACCGACAGTAGATAGTATATTTGATCATGCAGAAAATTATCTAAGAGATATTGCACATGATATAGGGCCAGAATATAAAAAGAATTTTATTAGTCCAGAAGGATTTCAAGAAAAATTTTGGTATGGTTTAGGTCAAGCATTACCGACTATAGTTAGTTATATACCTTTCATTAGAGGTGTTGGTGCTGTAGGTAAAGGATTACAAGCTGTACAAGGTATAGGTAGAACTGCAAGAGCAACTAGAGCAACAGGTAGATTTTTATCTGCTGGTGGTGCATTACCTTCAGGTATAGCCATTGCTGATATGACTCGTGAGATAGACGATGGTAAGTTTTCAGATGTAGCAATAGCAGGTGCTTATGGTTATGGAGTTGGTAAAATATTAAATGTTGCTAACAAATTAAACATACTACCTAGAATGGCAGTGCTAGGATCGACAGGATTCTTAAGTGCAGGTTGGGAAGCTAATAATGAAGATAGATTAGCATCAGCTGCAGTATGGGCAGCACTAGGTGTATTTGGTCCATTAGCAGAAGGTAAACCTATCAAAAGACAATTAACTGATATTGAATTAAAAACAAAACAGTTGATGGGTCAGATAGAAAAACCTACATTATTAAAAGAACAAATTAGTGATGTAACTTTACAGATTAAAGATGCTAAAGCACAGTTTGAGGCAAACCCTGCACCAACAGAAAAAGGTGTACAGCAACAGAAAAAAGCTATTGATACATTAGAAAAAAAATTAGTACAGCTAGAAAAATTAGATACTAAAGGTAGAGAAGAACCAGTTAGAAATTTAGCTGCAGAAAAAATGTTTCAGAATGATGGTATTATAAAACAACATAAAGAAATATTAAAATCAGCAGAAGAAGCATCAACATTCCAAAAAACAAATGAGCAAAGGGTAGAGCAAGGTTTAGAGCCACTGCCTGTACCAGAAAAACTTGCTAATAAAATTATGTCTACTGCTGAAGTAGCTAAACATGAGAAATATATTAAAGATTTAGAATTAGAAAACATAGCGTTTGGTAAAATAGTTTGGACTAATAATAATTATAACCAAGCTATATTTGGATTTGATAGAAGACCTATAGATATATTTAAGCAGGACATGTATAATAAAGATGGTACTGCAAAATATACTGATATGAAAGATACAGTTTTACCAGACTTTTTAAATCTTTCAAAAGGTCAAGAAACAAAAGGTGCTGCATTTTTAATACCACCTAAGTTTTTAAAAAATCCAGTTGTAAAGTATATAAACGATCAGATATCAATTAATAAACAAAAAACTGATACGATGGTTGAGCAAATACTTTACGATCCAATGTTTGCATCAGATAAATTACTAGCACCTGGTAGAGAAACAGGTAAAAGTTTTAGTGATTACATGCTAAGACTTAACTCTACTGCTGAAGTTTTAAGATTAGCTGGTATGAGAAAAATTAAAACTGATGGTGGTGCATTAACTAAATTTGATTTAATGAGATTAAAAAATCCTGAAAAAGCATCTAATCTTGTAAATGAATCATTTAGAATAGAAATAGATAAACTTAGAGAAGCTAAAAAAAATAAAGAAGATTATTCTACTAGAATAGATTTAAATGAACAAGCTAGAAGAACTGGTAAAAAAGAAGTAACAGAAGCTGATTTAAGAAGAGTAGAAGAACTAAGACAATCTAGAACAGAAGAAAATTTTTTAGAAATAGATGCAGAGATAAATACAATACTTGGTATAGATCCATTCTTACCAATAAAAGAAGGTGGATTTAAATACGAAGTAACTGATAGAGAACTACAAACTAAATATAAGTTTGATCAAGAGATGATTGATGTATACAGATCATTGCGTGGTGCTGTAGATAAAACAGTTGATATGTATAATCAAAAAGTAAAAGATAATAAAGCAGATGGTTTGGAACAAATACAAAAAATACCTAACTATTTTCCGCATATATTCACAGGTGATTTTGTAGTATTTTTAAAAAAATGGTCAGGTGATAAAAAAGGTTATAGACCTATAGAAGCACCAGGTGCTGGTAATATAGCATCAGCTAAAGCATTAGCAAAATATATGAAAGATGAATATGATGCTTTAGATGTAACAGGTTCTAAATTTAATAACAGAAAAAGACTATCATCTGATTACGTTGCACAAATAGTACAAAGAGATAGAGCACCTACTGGATCAGAAGCATTCCTTGAATTTAATAAATTATTTGATAGGTATGATTTAGCTGATGAAGCATTTTTAAAATTTCAAGAAGCTGTTGTTAAAGAAAGAGCAAGAACTGGATTTAAAAAGTTTGCATTATCTAGATCAGGTGTAGATGGATATTTAGGTAGTAGACTGCAAGCAAAACAAGAATTTTTAAAACAAAAACTTGGTGAAAAAATATCTGAAAGAAGTATAGATTCTAGACAAACAGCTGATTTTGCACAAGCTATTTCTACATATGTAAGAGGTGGTATAGAGTCTGCTGAACGTATTGCATTTAATACGCAGATGAGTAGAATATTAAATGAACCTCTATCTGTATCAGATGGTAGAGGTGGTATTAAAAAAACTACTCTTAAAAAAGATTACAAAAATGCAGCTGATATAGCTGAGAATTTAAAACAAAATGCATTTGGTGAATTAAGACCAGGACAATTAATAGAAAGATTATCAACATTAGGTTCTGATTACATAGGTAAATCTGGTCTAACTAAAATACTTGGTGGTGCTAACCAAGTAACACTAACTAGTAAATTATTATTTGGTAACATGAGATTTTTATTATCTCAAGTATTTCAACCATACCATATGATATTCCCTAGATTAGTTGATTTACAATATAAAGGTTTTGATAAAGGGCAAGTAGCATTATCTCAAGTAAAGGCAATGAAAGATATATTCTTTCCTAATAAAGAAATGAGAGAAGTTATTGAGTACATGTATAAGGAAGGAGTTGTCGATCAAAAGTTTTTAAATGAAGCATCTGCAGACATTAAAGGTGTACTAGGTACTCCCGAATTGCCAGGTGGTATTAAAGATCTTTATGGTAGAAAAGTATTTGATTATAGTAGACTGCTTAAAATATTAACACTACAAGATTTTGCAGGTAAGGCAGAACAAGTTAGTAGATTGAATGCATCATTAATGTTTTATAACTTTTTTAAAAGTGCAGGCAAAAATAAAGAACAAGCAAAAGAAATGGCTGCATACAATGCTAACAAATACATGGTTGAATATAATTATTTAGAACAGCCTGGTATTTATGGTAATAGAGGATTAGGACCACTAGGTAAACCTTTTGGATTATTTAAAACATTTCAACATAATTATCTTGCACAACTTGCACAATACATAACAACTGCTAAAGAAACTAAACAAATAAAACAAGGCAAAGAATATGCTAATGTTGCAGGACTAACTGCATTCTTAGCACAGATGGTATTCTCTGCAGGTATCTTTGGTGTTATAGGTTATGAATCAGCAGAAAGAATATTAAGAGTATTGTCACCTACAATAGAAAAATTTACTGGTAAACCTTTACCATCAATTACAGAAACAATATTAACAAGTGGTATGCCAAATGTATTTAAATATGGTGTACCATCATCTACTATGAGTCTTGATTTAACAGCTACACTAGCTGCACCAGGAGTTAATATTGGTGATTTAATTAGTGTGCCTGCACTAGACTACTTAGGATTAAATCCATTAAATGGTTTTGCACAAGGTAAAGGTAGAGGTATTATACCTTCAGCTTATAAAGCATTAGTAACATCTATTGCTAGTGAAAGTTCAGAAGAGAAAAGAGAAAACTGGGTACAGTTTTTATCTTCAATGGCTCCAAGTTCTATGCAGGGTGCAGTAGAGCAATATTATAATGGATTACCTGTACAATATTGGAGATACTGGACACCTACAAAAGAATTTAAAGATATACATAAAATGGGTAAACATTTAAATGTAACTAGAGATCCATTTAAAAGAGGTAGAGGTGAATTTAAAAGAGACTATGGTGACTGGTTTGCAAGAACAATGTCAGCTTATTCTATTGAAGAGAAAGAAGCACTTAAAATAGTTTATATAACTACTAGATTAAAAAGAAATCTTAGAGATGATATAAGTGGTTATCTAACTGCAGGAGCACAGCATTTAATGAAAGAAGGTTTTATACCATTGTATATCATAGATAGATTAAATAGCTACGGGTTAAACTTTAATCAAATATATGAAAGAATAACTAACAGAGCAGATTTAATGAATACAACTATTCTAGACAGATTAATTAAAAAAACAAACGCATTACAATACAACGATAGAGTTGCTAAGTTAAGAAACATGGCAGCATCTCGTGGTTTTGCAAATCAATTTTAATATGGCTAAGCAACCTAAAACAACTAGTGAACATCTTATATCTATATATGGATATATAACAGGGCTAAAAAGGGAAGTCAGTCAAATTAAAAATAATCATCTAAAACATCTCCATGAAGATGTAGATAAAATACATGGCAAAGTAGATAAACTAATATATATTATACTTGGTGGTTTAGGTG